CGAGGCCCATCACGCTGGTGTCAAACGGAGCGTTCGCTGGTCGGAACTGCTTGTAACCCGGCCGCTTCCTCAGACACCCGCCAACCACGCACATGTTCATCATGTCGGGCGAGGCCCCGAGCGGAAGCTCTTTCGCTGGCAACTGGGTGATCATCCCAGCTGTAGGGTAGATGTCGAGGGTCTGCCTGTACGCGACTCCAGTTCGCATTAGCCGACGCGCTTCCACATGTACACAGTGATGTACGGAGGCAAGTTGTTGTGCGCTGCTCCGCCACCCCTGTGGCCTACATGTACGTCCGCGTAGCCGATGTCCGTCCACACGGGTGAGGTACCAGAAGCAACCCATCCGGACGGAGGAACCGCTGTCTGCATGTTCTCCGTCTCCCCCCAGTAACCCTTGTGAACGTGACCTCCATCCCAGCCGTCGTGGTTGTGAGAGGGCAGCTCACCTTCCGTCAAGGTGTGGGCCTTCTCTCCACCTATCTGCTCCGGAGCCGCAAACTCCGGCTCTCCTGGATTCACGCCCACGAGCATCCGCCCCTGTCCGAACTGGGTCCACGCACCGTAGCCGAGCATCGTGACAGGACTAGTTGCCACTACGCTGAGGAACACGGCCCCTATGGGAAAGGCTTCTCCTCCCGCTCCCCCGCCTCCCACCCCCGACGTGCCCCCGTTGAAGGTAGCGAGGCCGTTGAAGATGACGGGGGTGTCGAAGACAACGGGCTGAGGTCCACCGAAGTGGACTTGTCCCGTCGCGAAGTTGGTGTCCCCATTGAAGTAGGAAGTCGCGTTCGACGTCAAACCGCCATTGAAGGTGGCGTGGGAGTCGAAGGTCGACTGGCCGACGAAGTGAGTGGTCGAGACGAAGGTGACGGGGTTGTTGAAGATGTCTGACCCACTACCTCCGCCACCTCCAACCACAAGGCCCGTCTTCGAGATAGTGAAGACAGGGGCCCCGTTCAGGGTCATGTGGATCAAGTGGCTGTCAGGTGCAGACGCCACGTCCGTAATGTCCATCCGCAGGCCGTCGTAGTGTGCGGGCCCGTTCCAGGTCTGACTTAGATGGATTAAACCTCCACCTCCGGGCCCCGTCATCACGTTTCCGCCACCTGTGATGGCAGTGACATCCCCCGCCGGCGTGAGGGTAATGTGGCGGTGCTTCCCGTCCTGCGTGAGGTCTACACCCCAGAAGTGCTCGAGGTTGAGACGCTCGCGAACGTCCAACTTGAACTTCCGGATCTCGTCGTCCCCCGAGGAGATGAGGTCCGTGCCCTTGGGGCTGTTCTCGTTCCACTGATTCGTAGCCGCCATAAAACAATACCCCCCACCAAGTTAGCGGAACTTCACCTGGACACCGGTCAGCCGGTCGTTCTTCCTCTGCTCCCTTAGTGGGAATCGCATTCCGCTCGTGTACATCCCGATCTCTTGGCCCACAGCGCCAGCCTCCTCCAGATCCCGTAGCGCCGTGAGGCCCAGCTTCGTCGCCCACATCATCACCAAGATGTCGTAATTCTCGTCGTAGGGCAACTGTGCCGCGCCGACCCATCGGAGAGGCTTCTCCACGTAGTACAGACGGATTGACTTCTGCACGTCCGCAACGGAGTTGAAGAAAAAGGCGTTGCCCCACGTATAGAAGCGGGTGGGGGTGGTGGTCTGCTTGTCCACAGCCTCGATCAGGTCCCTGTCCCCGACCGTCACGGGCCGCCCATCCGTCTCATTGTACAACCACTCAGGCCACCACATCCCGGCAGGGGTGGGCACGGTATCCGTGTCCGCGAGGAGAGGAAGGGACGTAGTCCGCTGCAGCTCCCGATGGTCGTACTGCATCCCACACTTGAACATCGCGTCGTTCAACCACTGCTCCCGCAGGGCGTCCAACGCATCACTTCTGTTCCCCAAGCGCAGGAGCAGCTCCGCCGAGGCGTCCGTGAACGTGCGTCTGGCCATCGCTAGAGGTCCTCTACCACTTCAGGAAGGGGGTCGATAGGCTGCTCGAGAGGAAGGGTCAGTCTCGCTCTCGCGGGAACCGCACCAGGCTCATCGATGCAGCCTACCGTTCCGCTGCCCCTGCACACAACGAGACCGTTTTGGACAATCACCTTGCTCCGGGGATACGGAAATCCGCACCGCTGGCAGGTGTACCACTCCTCGCCGAAGCGCCGATTCGTCTGCCTTACATCCAGCATGGCCTACGTGATCCCCAAGTTGAGGCCGAGGCGGCTAAGGATGAACAGGAGACAGATCAGGACCACCACAACCATGATTACGGTGGAAATGGGCTCCCCCACACCGAACGCTGCGGTCAAGGAACGTGTGGCCCAGATCACGATGCAGACGACGAGGACCGCGAGGAGCAACGGAATGATCGCCATAGGCCCTCCGAAAGGAGGGGGTATCAAGAAACGATACCCCCCACCAGGTTACGCGGGTTTCGGTTCGCCCGTCTCGGGCAGCGTGTTGTCCGTGGTCGGCGGCGGCGTCGTCGGCAACTCGTTGTCCGGCACGAGGATCAAGCCCGTGCAGGCGAGGTACTTCACCACGAGCTTCAAGCCGGGACGGATCGCGGTCGGCGGCAACGAGTTGTCGGGGCGTCCACCGCTCCCCGGCAACGAGTTGTCCGGTCGTCCGCCCGAACCCGGCAAGCTGTTGTCGGGACGGCCACCGCTGCCAGGCAGACTGTTGTCGGGACGCTCAGGACGACCCACCCCGAATCCGGGGTCAGTCGGATCCCACGGGAAGACTGGCAGCGTGCCAATCGATCCCGGAGGGCCAACGGGCAGGCCGTTGTCCGGGCGAACCGGACGACCCTGTCCGAAGCCCGGATCGACAGGGCTCCATCCGCCGCCCGGGCGACCGTACCCGGGGTCAACGGGAGGCTGCTGCCCGAAGCCCGGATCGACCGGGCCACCGTCGACGAACGTGATGTACGCTAGACGCGAATGTGACATATTCTCTCCTTTTACTGACACATACCAGAAACAATACCCCCCACTAATCAACGGAGGAGGATAAGGACCTGGCCCCCTGCAGGCATCGAGGTGACGACCATCCCACGACAGGAGTAGGGGTTCCCCTGCAAGAAGTCCACTTCGTCCACCGTGTTCTTCGTCCGGTAGTGGAAGATCACGTCTCCTGCTCCATCCGTGATGGTCAACGCGTCCCCTGCCACGCCAGCGTTGGTCTGCAGGACCACGCTACGACAGTGCACGACGGGGTCGTACCGGTCCCCGGCCGCGTTGAAGATGAGGCTCCGGCCCTTAGTTATAGTTGCCACTGATCATCCTTTCCAGCGCTGCCAGCGCGGATTCACTCGTAGGTCAAGTGAACTCTTGTCTCCAACGTCTTGCATGGAGTCGAAACTCCGCCGCTGCGGTCGAGTTCCCACTTCGTGCAAGCTCCCCTAGGTATAGGAGGAGCCTCCACAAGACAGTTTTCCGTTGCTCCCTGTCCTGTGGAAGCACCTGACTTCCTCAGTGGACGAAAGTGCCCAGGCTGTAGATCGTCACCCCCGTCGAGGTGACCACTGCGCTGAATTGCCGCGTGTTGTTCTGCGCCAAGGTCATCGTACCACTGAGCGTTAGCCCTGCCTGCGTTCCGAAGTTGATCGTCTCCGCAGCGTCCGCCGTGTTGCGGACGCTGAAGTTGAACGACATGCCAGGGGTAGGCGGGACTCCGAGGGAGGCCTGCAGAGCTGCAACGATGTCAGCTGCAGGAGGGAACAAGTCGTTCCTTGACGCACCGTTCGGGTCTCTGAGGATCAGACCACCGAGTAGCTGCTGCGCGGTGTAGGTGACCACTCCAGCCGTCGTGATAGTCGACGGGCTGGTAAAGGTCATCACACCAGGCGCCTCGGTGGTTACGATCGAGCCGAAAGAGGTGGCACCCATCGCCTAGCCTCCGCTCGAACCGTACACTCCCCGCCACTCCGAGAAGCCTCGGCTGTAGCGCGAGAAGGTCTTGAACATCGCGTCGCCCGTGAGGAAGTCATCGGCGTTGCCGTACTCCGGCCGCGTCCTCCACCAGAACTTCAGATCGTGGCCGCCGCGGGCCCTGCGCTGCTTCTTCGGAGCCATGAGGAACCACTGATCGGGGTCCGTGAAGTAGCGGACGACCTGATACGTACGATCACCCGACTTCAGCACGTTCACCTCGTTGTTCGCGGTGTACGGCTTGAACTCCGACTCCATGACCTCACGCGCGGCCCACTCGTTCTCCGGCCCGATCAGGAGGATCGTGGGCTCCAGGTTCAGGGGCCTGCCCCTGTCGTCGACCATGTTCCGGAAGCTGTCGATCGCAGCCTGATACGCAGTCATGCTGAAGTCGACGTCCGGACTCGGCCTGTTGGCGATGGTGCCCACGCCGTCCAACCTCGGATGCGCAGTGTGGCACAGCGGGAGACCGTCGGCACCGGGGAACGCGGGGTTGAACGCGTTGTTGAGGACGCTCCACGCATCGATCTCGATCTTGTAAGCGGCGCTGCGTGCCAGCTCCGCCGACATGTCGTTCATGATGTCGTAGAGATCGTCGTCGTACATCTCCCGCGTGATGCGGAAGCCCAGGCCGTAGCTCGAGTGGGTGTAACGGACGATGTTGCCCTTCAGGGGGTCATCGAACGTCGTTGCGGTCCCCTCGGGCTTGAGGACCATGGAGCCGAGGCCCGCCATCTTGAAGTCCTCTTCGTACGCGCGCTTCGAGTCACGCACGTTGAAGATTGGGACCCACGAGGGGGGCGTAGCCTCCATCTCGTTGAACATGACCTCGTAAAGGCCAGGGGCGAGGAGCTCGGAGAATCCACCAGTTGTGACTGCCATTTAGATCCTCCTTTCCTAGTATCCGACGTTCCCTTGCCACTTGGAGGAATTCCAGTGGAAAAGAACGTGTGAACGCTGGTCGTCGAACTTGTTGTTGTCCCCGTCCCAGAACTGCCAGATCACGACCTGATCGTTCGTGATGTCCGTTGTGCTGACGAACCAGATTCCCCCGGTGGCCGACTTCACGACACCGTGAGCCTGTCCGATCATGGCCAGCGTGCCGACGCCGGTCCCTTCCGACGCGATCGTGTCCAAGTACCCTCGGTACAGGACCCCGGGACTGGCAAGCTCCACGATCTGGTTGACCTTGCCCTCCGCGGTCGTGTTCTTCGCATCCGCTGTCGCGATGCCCATCACGAGTGCCGGCGCCGCCGCGCACTCCGTGAGCATTCCGTCTGTTCCTACGAAACAGACAGCGCCCTTCTTGAACGTCTCCGTTGCACCCTCGGGAAAGTGCTGCTTGGGTATCGGTGTCCCGAAGATGGTCCGCACAGAGCGGAACTCAAACTTCGCTTGCGTTGGCATTCAGCCCTCCTTAATCTGGAAGAGATACCCCCCACCAACTTACGTTGGCCGAAGGCTCACTTCTTCGAGTCTTCCTCGAACGAGGCTTCGCTCGAGGTCTCGTAAACCACTTGCTTGGGTACACCCTTCAGGCCTGCGGCCCGCATGAGCCGCTGCGCATTCTCGTTTGACTGCGCGACCATGGTGTCGAAGGAGGCTTTCTGCCGCTCTCGTGCTTCGCGCTTCGGGGCTGCGATTCTCTCCTCGAAGGCCTCATTACGCATCCGCATGAGGACGACGTCCCCACGCGTGATACTCCCGCCCGCTGCAGGAGATCCTGTCTGTTGCCCTAGGGCCACCGCGGTCCCTGGGGGCAAGGGTGATTCGGGGTCCGTGACGAATTCGAACCCCTGCGACAACCTTTCACGAACTACGTGGTCCCGGGTGTTCACCCACCGATAGCGCCAGCCGGCCTCGGGCTTGGGTACGAAAAGCCTGTCATTCATCGACATAGTCAAACACACTCTTTCTACCAGCGGGCCTCGTGGGACCAACACCAGTGCTATATCTGTCCACATCCGCCTGGGTAAAGCCACGGCGTTGGAGCTCCAACAGGTACTCGCCCTCGTTGAGGCCCATCTTCTTCGTGAAACGGCGGATCTTGTCGTTGAGCTGCAGGGTCGGCTTGGCCGACGCCTTGGGTTCCGCCCGAGCCCCCGGGGTCGGGGCCGCAGGTCCAGAGGCCTTCTTGGGAGGGGCCGCTTTTGCCGCAGGTTTCGGCTCGGGCGGAAGATCGGGGACCTCGTTACGAGGGGAGGGAGTAGGTTCCTCTGCAGCCTCTTCCTCTTCTGCGGGTGTAGGCTCAGGGTCCCGCCTGACCACTCGGGCCATTGCGTCCGGGTCCTGCTGAGTTTTCACCAGAATGTACACCCGCCGGTGGAATCCCTGTTGGATCCGCTGCTCGATGCTCATCCCCGCCTTGGTCTCCGCGATTACCTGCCTGTAGGTCTTCTCGGGCACGAGTCCGGGAACCGGCCGATCGTAATCCGACACCGTCGCGGCGAATGCATCCTCGTCCGCTTTCTCCTGCTGGCTTGCCAGGAGCATCATTGTCCTGTCCACCCGACCAGTGGAGTCTGCGTTGAGCTTTGCACTCGGATCCAGAGGGGGCCTGGGCGCTGTACCTCCTGGAGGCGTGCCTTCCCCGCCCGCGGAGTTTGTTTCCACCGACTCCGCGAACTCGAGCACGTCTACGGCACGGTACCCCTGGAATCGCCCCTCCGTAATGATCCCGTTCTCGTCAACCTTAGGCATCGATACTCTCCTGGGCGCGTCGCGCCACTGCTTCTAACGACCTTCTCAGGTCTGCGTGTAACTTACATAACAGGCGGCATGCCCCCTGCTCCTGCCGGAGCTCCTCCGGGGAGTCCGCCAGCCGCATTCGGCGGTAGCATGCCTGCTCCTCCTCCTGGAGCCATTCCAGGACCCATCTGTGGGCCCGCGGGGGAAGCTCCTGGAACGCCGCCAAGCTCTGGGGGTGGGGCACCTGCAACTCCCTGCAAAATTGTCTGGATGTTTGGCACTATGGTTTCGACGTTCTCCACATCGAAGCGCTCCACGTACCGACGGATCAGGTCCTGAGAGGCCATCATGATCATGAAGCTGGTCTGCTTGGCCTGTGGAGGCACTTGCGGGTTGAACATCATCATCGCGGCCTGCGAGAGGCGCATGTAGTAGTCGTTGAGCACGGTCATCAACATCTGCAGGTTCTGGAGCTCCAACTCCCGATTCACCTGCTCGCTGGTGACCTTCAAACGAAGTCCAAGAGAAGACCGCACGTCTCCCTGAGGGAACACAATCCGTTTCCCGGGAACGTACTCGTGCCCCTCGGGGCGATATTGCTGCTCGAGCTGGATCGTAAGATACAAGAGCTCCGCAAGAGCATCTCGCATATCATCGATTGATACCCACTGTCGGATGTTACCTTCGGAGATAAGAGCAGTTGT